GTTTGCCGCATCCAGAAAAGCTGCACTTGCTGTCATCAAAATTGTTGGTAGGTTCAGGTTGCTTAAATTTAGTTAACGCCATGATATTTACCCTCAATGATTTTTGCAAAATTGCTTGGTTTAAGAATCCACTCAAGATCGGCTGTGAATGCGCGGCCATCTTTACTGTTGACCTTGCCTGTCAAAAATCTTGATTTAGCAATGTGGTCAAAAAACTCTGCCCACCAAGACAAGATGTCTTTGCCATCAATTGAAGCACTCTTTCCAAGGTCTTCAGCTACCTCACGCCACCTTTGACGCAAGTAAGCTTGCCTAGAACTGTTCCAGACCTCTACCCTACGCAAAGTAGGTAAGTGCTTGTGGTACAGGTCAACGACTGCTTGATGCTCACACTTTGGAAACTTGTCTTCAGGTTCACCGCTCGGTGGACATATATATGTATTTGGTTCTTGGTTACTGGTTATTGGTTCATGGTTTATAGTTGCCTTAACGATGGGTTGCGAGTCGGAACCCACTGGGTTCTTTCTACGCCCTCCAAGGCGACCATTAGCCCTGTTTTTCTCTGCCATAGCGTGATATTGCTCAATGATTTCAGCGCAACGAGCATGAAAATAACCATCTTCATGCCGAACAAACATATCATTCAACACATCACGAATAACAACGGCTTCCACTCGGATGCGTCTGGCAACCCATTGGGTATCCAGTGGGATCTTTTTCTCTGAGTCGTAGTACATATCAAGAAGTCGGCGGTAAGCCAAATCTTCTTCATTAGATAAATGAACCGTGGCCGACCGATAGTCAGCAATGTTGAACTGAAAATAGTGCATTGGTGCAACTCCGCGAAACTCCCTAAAAGAAACGCACGGCAAGTGGGGAGTTCACTTTTCAACAGAGTAGCTACTCTCTGCCTAGCCGGGTTTCAAACTACTATATCACTTTATTCCAGCCCTGGAATAAGTGTTCATTTGTTTTGGCTTGAGAGTCTTAGCAACAGTAAACGAGTTCATGTTGGACTTCTCTGTTTTTGTGAACAATGAAGCTGGCTTGGCTTTCCAATCAAACGGGTTTGGCAGCGTAGATTTCATGTAATTCCTTGAGTGGACGTTGGCTTGCAATCTCTAGTGCAGTTGCTAGGACAGCAACAATACTAGCCTCTAAATCATCTGGATGCAGCAAAGGCTCCAGTTGATCAGTAGCTTGGACGATTAGCTCGTAGGCTAAAACGAATTCATGTGTTTGGTGGCTCATAGAGTGAGCCTAACAAAAAAAAGTGAAAAGTCACTAGGGGTAAACACCTATGTTTTTGTTGAAAAAAAGCGTTTACAGTTCATCTCACTGCAACAACGCAGTCAACCTAATAGGACTTTAAATGAAACTCAAAGCCACTGTCCACGTTTTTTGCTGCAAATATTCTTGGGAAGCAAACGCCACATTCCAAGTTTTTTCTCTCAAAATGGATGACGATGAATACCGCACTTATGTTGGTCAACAGGAAATTGAAATCGATGTTCCTGAAGATTACGATCCAACAGCACAAAAAGTTGCTGCTCTTGAAAAGCAAAAATGCAAAGTTATGGCCGACTTCCAGCAAACCGTAGACAAAATCAACGAAAAAATTAGCAAGCTGCAAGCACTGGAGTACACAGCATGAACACGCAAGCTCTTATCAAGGTCCGTCAACTGTTCTATGTTAACGGTGTGCCAGCACACACGCAGCGTCACAACTGCCGCGAATGGGTCAAGTCAGTTCGCCATCTGGGTGACAAGTGGCTGCTTGCTAAACCAGTAGGGAGAACACAATGAAAGACTTCCTGATTCAAGCCAAAGAAAACCTGCATGGGGTTCAGTACTGCCCTTACTGCATGGAGCCTCGTGGCGACAAACTCTCTTGCTGTAGCGAAAACCACTTCTTAGAGTTCCAAGACTTTGATGACGATACACAAACTCAGATCATCCAAGATGAATATGACTCAACAATCTGGAAATAATATGAATATTTACCAAAAACTGAATAATGCTCGGCATAAGTTTCACAGCATTGAACTCAAGAAATCAGGCCATAACAAGTTTGCTGGTTACAAATACTTTGAGCTTGGAGATTTCATCATTCCGGCTTTAAGCATCTTTGATGAAGTTGGCCTAACAAGCATCATCAGCTTTAGCAAAGAATATGCTGATATGCGAATCATCAACGTGGAAAAGCCAGAAGAGGTAATCACCATCTCTTCACCTATGTCTAGCGCGGCTTTAAAGGGTTGTCACGAGGTGCAAAATCTTGGAGCAGTGCAGACGTACCTTAGACGCTATTTGTGGGTTGCAGCCCTTGAGATTGTTGAACACGATGCAATTGATTCGTCTGACAAAGTTACAGATGAAGGCATCAAGAAAAAGGGTAACGCACCAGTTGTTACCCCTCGTGGCGGCATTGGTGATGACCTACCTCAAGATATCAAAGACTTCTTGACTGACTTGGCAGCAGGAACAACAGAGTTAGTTGACCAGGGTAAGGCTAAACAAGCTCTTGCCATGATTGACGAACAGGCATTGGAGGCTGATCAGCGTGTCTGGTTAGCAGGTCAAATGTCTTCCACCGTGCGTTCTGCACTCAAAAATGCAAAAGGTTAAATAATGGCTGAATTCGACTCGACTAATCGTGGTTCCTTGTTCAAGAATGACAAGAAAACAGAAGAGAAACATCCAGATATGAGTGGTTCTATCAACATTGATGGGATTGAGTATTGGATTTCTGGATGGAAAAAGAAGAGCAAAGCTGATGTCGGTTTTATCAGTTTGTCAGTGCGCCCTAAAGAACAGACAAGGCAGTCCAGCCAACCAACCACAAAACCCAAAGGCGACGATTGGGATGATTTGGCTTTCTAATTAATAAGGGGGAAAGCGGATGCTGGTTATTGGGGAACGTGCCCAAGACGACAGAGAGACACCAGTGCAGCGAGTACCCCACCTCAAGGAATAAACATGAACTTCAGAGACTTTTTTAAAAACAATCCTTTGGACCTTTTTCCAAGGGTTAGAAATGAAGATCCAATCACATCGTTTGAAGCAGCAGACTCAATTAAAAATTCTGTGCCAGAACATTACAAGATCATCTCTGATTGCCTAAAAGAGCATGGACCGCTAGGCAAAGATGGCATTGCTGCCAAGACTAGCCTTGATGGAAATCAGATTGCTAGGCGGTTAAATGAGATGAAAGTTTTGGGGCTTATCTCATTGACAGGCAATAACGTAAAGTCCAATTCCGGACGTAATGAAAGAGAATGGACAGTATGAAAGAAACACAATCTTTTCAAATGACAGAGTTCTTGGTAATGCAATGGGCGCAAGATCGTGGAATTTACGAAAACGGTACAGCACTTGGTCAAGCAAAGAAAACTTTGGAAGAGGCTGGTGAGCTAGTGGCTGCAATTGAGGCCAATGACCGTGCGGAGATTGCCGATGCCATTGGTGATGTGATGGTCACCCTGGTTAACGTGGGTGTGCTGTGTGACTTGGATTTGCGTCAATGCTTCTACAACGCTTACAAGGTTATAGAGCCACGCAAAGGCCACATGAATAATGACGGTCAGTTTGTCAAGGAAGCGTGATGCTTTGCGATACTTGTAAAAACCCAACCCACTGTACAAACATTGGTCGATGCGGAATGCAAACTGGCACACAGTCTGCCCTTGATAAACAAGAGTCAGGTAATCATTACAAGGACAAAGGCATCCAGCCCATTGTCTACATCCATGCTAACAACCTTGGATTCTGTGAAGGCAACGTAGTGAAATATGTCACCAGATGGAGAGACAAAGGTGGAGAGGCTGACCTGCGAAAAGCCATCCACTACCTTGAGTTGCTTATTCAGTTAGAAACAAAGCCCGTTACTTTGTAGCAACGCCCTTGGTCTTCTCAAAACTTCTCATGCCAGCAATGCCCAGAATGCCTGACAAGATGACCCAAAGCTGGTCGGCGTCGAGCACCGGGGGTGGCTCCAAGCCTGCCGGAATCCACCCGGTAGCCTGCGCCCACTTCCAGCCCCATTGAAACAGTGGATAGGCCAAGAACTGGTAACCCATAGCCGCTACGCCGATCCAGCCAATAGCAGGTCGCCAGCCAGAAACAAACACGCTAGAGCTTGCGGCCTCGATCTTGTTGACTTCGATTTGGGCAAGGTCTGTAGCTTGGTCAATGCGTTTCTCTTCAAGGTCGAGCTTACGCTGCTCAACCTCCATCTCCATCCGTTCTTTGTCGGTAGTTATTAAGTCTCCAGCAACCTTGCCTACCGCTTCAATAATTGATCCAACGCCAAGTAAGCTCATTTCAGACCTTTCAGTGTGCGGTTCAGCCAACCCTTAAGGAATTTAACTTGCACAGGGTTCTTGTTACAAATCTCTACGTACCGGGCAATCTTGGCGAGAGCATACTGCTCCTTAAACCGTTGGCCGTCAGGTATCTGGTTTAGCTTTTCAATGGTCTTTGCCCCAACTCCACCGTCAGGAGTAGCGCCAACCACAAGCTGCGCCAGCTTCACAGCCATGCCCATGCCAGCGTTTACGCCAAAGTTAAAGATGGTGTTGGCAACATCCTGGTTGTTAATCTCGTTGCCGCGCATCCTATCCCAGAACTCGACACGGTAGAACTCACGCACCATAGGGGTCAAAGAGCCGCCAAACTCTTTCTTGTCAACCAGTGACCAACCCGGCCATTGCGGGTTCTTGTTCCGGGCAATGCCAGCATAAGTCATGCCTCCGGTGTCGCCGGGAACATCGTGCAATAAATAGCCGCCCTCATCAGCCATCATTAATTCAAAAGCAGGTTCAAACTGTGCCATCAATTACCTCTCTTGGTAAGCATTGCTGAAGCAATCTCCAGCATAAAACGAACTTGTTCAAGATTTTGTGGAGGCTCTGCCCAGCCCACTGTGATCTGTCCAACAAAACGATGCGAGTCAGGTGGAACACTTACCCTGCAAGTGAACGTCACACCCTTTTCTAAGTACCACAACCCAACTTCAGATTGTGCGTATCGATACTCTCCACAAGGAATTTCGTTGGTCATCAACTTAACCACATCAGAGTTGTTGGCAGTGTTTTGTCCGAAAAGGCCAACATCGATGTCTTCAATCGTCTTGTCTCGACCGTCCTTGGTGTACGCCTTGTAAAGCACCCGACTGTTAAACAGCGGATTGACTTTGAACACCGCAACAACAGTAGCCCCTGTTTTCTTCAGCAACATGGAGCTTGCATCATCTGCCCGAACTGTATTGATCTCTGGCAGTTTCTTTGATTCTTTGTAAGCGTCAAACATGAAGGTCTGGTTCTGCCAAAGGAAGTAACCAGCAAACGCTACAACGCCCATGATCC